CCAGTCTGGGCCGCTATTGTTTATGGCCCCGGCTAGGCGCCCTGGTTGATTTCTGCTGGGTGGCGCTGCCGGGGTTTTGTATGTGCGGCCCAGATGCCACACCGTTCTTGTCCTGTCAACGGTCCTTGTTTATTTTTTGTGCCGCTGCCGCGGCGTTGACAGGTCAAGCCCGGTGTGGCGGCTGGATCGGGTGGTCAGTCGACCACGCATCTCTAACTAACGAAGGACTCAGTAACATGACCAAGAAAACGGAAAAAACCTTATCTGAACGGGCTGTTGAAGCTCAGGCAAACACGACGGATCTGGCCAGCGAGTTGGGGCTCACGAAAGACGAGCTCAAGACGATCACGGCCTTCGAGAAGCTGTTGCAGGCTCGGATCGACGCTGCTCCGGTTGATCCGATGCTGTCGGCTGCCGAGTTGCACATCCAGAAGAAGTTCCCGAATAACTCGGAAGCGCAGGGCGAAATCGACCAGCACGAAGTCGATCGCCGCGCACTCGAGTACGTCGAGAACAGCTGCCTCGGTTATCCGTCGAGCAACCTGATGAAGCCCGCGCCGGTTGAAAAGGCGAAGCAGGACGTCATCGCGGCCTCGCATCGTATATTGGCCAGCCCGAACGACGCGAATCGCGAAGTGTCCTACGCCAAGGCGCTGCGATGGCTGACGCAGATGCAGGTCCAGCAGCAGTACAAAGATGCGCTGGGGCCGATCTTCGACGCTCTCCATCGTGTGCACCGGGGCTACCGCTTCAACGCTCCTGACAAGACGCAGGAAGCAGTCGCAACCACGGACGAAGCGCTCAACATTCTGATGGGTTGATCCTTAACGCGGCTGGCGTTCGTCACGGACGACGAGCGTCAGCCATTTTTTGTATCTCCGCTCGCTTTACAGCTTATCCCAGGCTACGCAGCTTTCTCTTAGCTCATTCGCAGCAATGTCTCAGCAAGCCTTCCAATCCTAATCGCATTCCAATCTGAAAATCCGAGAGCGCGCTCGCCAGGTTCTCCTGAATCTAATGGGCCGCAACCACACTCCCTTAATCTAAAGGGCCGATCAACTTCACAGAAAGGAGGATTCCGTGCCGCGCAATAAGCCTCGATTTATCCCGTTCCAAATGCACCAGCAATGGGGCGTACTGGATAGACAATCAGGCGAGCTCGTGCAGAAACAGACCAAGACCGAAAGGTATCCCGAAGCGTGGGCCAGAACACGGGCCGCACAACTCAATAAGGACCAAGCCAATGCTGTACATCAAAGTAAAGGGCCGCTATCGAAAGGCGACAGTTGAAGAAATCGCTGAGAACTATGTGCAATGCACCGCAGGAACAGTGGGATCTGCAATACGATCGCCAAAAGACACCGAGAAATTTCTTCATGCAAGGCTAGCTGGCCTCGAGCATGAAATATTCTCTGCAATCTACCTCGACAACAGGCACTACGTTCTCGACTATCAAGAGCTGTTCCGCGGCACAGTCGATGGCACCAGTGTCTATCCGAGAGAGGTAGTCAAGGAAGCGCTCAAGCGAAACGCAGCCGCCGTGATACTCGCGCACAATCACCCGTCCGGGGTAGCCGAACCATCACAGGCAGACGAACGAATCACCAAACGCATCAAAGCCGCACTCGAACTCATCGACATTCGACTTCTCGATCATCTCATCATCGGACACAAAGCAACCCAAGCAACATCCCTGGCCTCAAGAGGAATCATGTAATGCACATCGAAATTCACATTTTCCCCGATCATTTCCCAATCGATCCCGACGGATGGAAACAGGAAATGCTCAAGCTCGGGTTGAGGATCGAAAGCCTAATCCTTGACGCCACCGTTAATGCCAAAGGGGCCGCACTTGGCAAAACCACTCTGCTCGCAAACGACGACAGCGGCATGGTCGTTGCGACAGTCGATATCAGGAGAGAGTAATGTCAATCATCACAGACCTCAGAACCAGCACCGTAAATGCTTTGCAAGAGGCCAACGAGCGCCATGAAAAGCGACTCAAATTCATCGACGAGTATGCAACTCAAATCCTGCTGCTCGAAGAAGGACTGGAGCCTGTCAAATCATGGATAGTTGGCAATGATATTGACACAGCCAATCAGTGTCTCGACCTGCGATTCGCTGGCGACAAGCACACGCTCGAAGGAGTATTCGCTGCATTACGTCGCATGAATTACGTACCAAGCAGCAGGCCCAAAGACGACAAGCTCACCGATTTCTCATGTTGGTGGGAGAAAGATGTCGAGCCATTCGATAAGAGCAAGCAGCTTCGTTTGTGGGTCAACTTCACCAGTACGGTCTGCAAGCGCGTCAAGGTAGGCACCAAGATGGTCGAGCAAGACGTTTACGAGATTGTCTGCGAATGATTCGAGCCGCCAACGGAAATCCCATTGTTATGTACAAGGGTGAATACGTTGAGGTGTCCGAAAAAGAGCATCATGTTCTGTATCTAAGGGGCCACCTCACGCCGTTCTACAAACACGCCGATCTCATGGAATCTGATCCATGTATCGAGCTGAGGAAATCTGATGTTTTACCTGTTCAACAAGAAAAAGGAGGTGATGTTCACGACACTTAGAGACGAGTGGGGACGGTTGCAGACGGTCATGCTGCGGCCGTCCTCACGATTGACGGACAAAGAACTGGCCGAACAGCTTGGCACCAGCCAGGCCACGGTCGAACGAGAGAGGAAAGACTAATGCTCAACATCGGAATTGCAGAATTGCGACTGATCTATGCCATCAGTCAGATGCAGCCATGCACTGTGCAGCTCATCAACATGATGTACGAGGGCAACAGCCCGATCACATCAGCCAGCAGACAGGTATCCCTGTGCATTCAAAAGGGCCTCATTCAAAAGCGGAAAGCGCCGCCCGTTCCAAAACTCAGCGACGATGACAAGCTCGAGATCGAGCTCACGGGCCGAGATCCATTTGGTCGAGGCAGAAGGCCGTGGTTATTTTCATTGACGCCGGCAGGCGAGAGAGTTGCTGCCGGAATCGAAATCATCATCGAGGAAACCAGCAATGAACGGAGAGATTCAACGGGCCGAACTGTTCAAGAAAGTCGACGAGTTAACGGAACAGCGCAAAGAGATACGCGCATGGATGGACAGCATTGAAGAACGCATCGACGTTTACAATCGTCGGGTACGCAAGCTGGAAAAACTGGCGAAAATGCAGGGTGGAGAATTGCGAGCGATCATTCAGAGGATGAACGATGAAAAAAATTAAAGCCGATTGGGCAGATCACCTGCTCGCAATCATTATCGTCATGGTGCTATGGGTTACGTGCAAGGTCATCATCGAAGCAGCTGAGGCCCACGCAGAATACGAAGCCGCCAACCAGGTTGAAGTAAAAGGATGGCAGCCACGAAAGATCCCTCAATGCGACAAGGAGTTGTGGTTGAGGATCAAGGACGGATGCGATGGAAGTTGAATACCTGAAATGCAAAGCCTGTAACAACGAGTTCCACGAGAACGAAGCCGATTCCGAGTGCGTCTTTCAAGAGACACGCTTGGAGCCGGCCGAGTTCGTACTCAAATGCCCAAGCTGCGGCGCCACTGACGATGGCATGAACAGCATCATCGCCATTACCTACCGTGTGGTTTGCGACATCTGCGAAGAAGTCCAAGTGCAACACGATGGAGAACCCTGTGCTGAATGTCACACGCTGGCACAGGAAAGACTTTACGACGACCTGACAGGTCATTAACTAAGAGGACCAAGCAAATGCGAGGACTTATGATGCATTGCGGTGCGGAACCCGTACCGTATCCACAGATCGTAACGATGCAAACACCGCCACCAACGGACACGCATCTACCGATCCCACACCACCAGTTCTTCGAGCTGGCCGCCGATGGCCTGCGGAACCAAGGCTATGATCTGCAAGACGCCCGCCATTATCTCAATCGAGAAGGCGCACATTACTTCAGCCTGATGCGACTGCTGCATGAGGATGAAGATCCCGACGCCGGCCACGGTACGATGTGTGCGCTCAGAAACTCACATGACAAAATGTTCAGCGCATCGCTGGCGATAGGTGCCAAGGTGTTCGTCTGCGACAATCTTTCCTTCTCTGGGGATATTGTCGTAGGGCGCAAGCACACGCCGAACATTTGGGATGAGCTTCCTGAGATTTTCCAAGGGGCAATCAGCAAGATTCGAGTGATGCGTAAGCGCCAAGATGTACGGTTCGCTGAGTATCGGGAAGCACCCCTTGACGACTTCACGGCTGACCATCTCATCATGGAGACGTACCGCCAGGGCATCATCAATCTCAAGCGGATCGGTAAAGTACATGAGGAGTGGAGCAACCCGTCCGCAGATCATGGTGACAAAAGTGTGTGGCGCTACTTCAATGCTTGTACTGCGGCACTTGGGCCAGCCAGTACAAACCAGCTCATTCAGTTGCCGAAGAAGACCATAGACCTTCATCTGCTTCTGGACGATTTCTGTGACGTGGACCTGTCTGGATTTGACAGTCACGAAGCAGCTATCATCGAATCGACAGCCGAGGAAGTAACCCTGAACTGATGGCCGCACAGCAGAGAAAGCCAGAGGTCGGTGACAAAATCACCTTCCTCGAGCCAACCTTCAACGTCCAGTTCGAAGGAACCGTACAGGTACTTCTGAGTAGCCAGTTCATTATCCATTGTGATGAGCCCCCTTCTCGAAAGGGCAAAGTGCATTTCATTTTCTACTCCGACGACTGGCGCCTTAAGGCGTGAGCGAATCGTACTGCCTCATCCCCCGAGCGAACGATGCCGGCGGGCGCTGTCGTCTTTTCAAAAAATTTTTCCTGCTCTCCAGTTAATCGATTCATTCCCTTCGGATTTTTCACTTCCAATACGAACCAGCTTTTTGTCACCGTGTCTTCGATCAGCAGATCGACTGGCCTTTCCATCTCGTAACATCGGCAATCAATCTCGCTGAGTGCCTGAACAATCTCCGGCTGGTTCGCGTCCGTATTGTGCTGCTTTGCAAAGAACCGCTTAGCCATGACGGGCCTCGAGCAGCCAATGATCCAAGTCTGTTTGGCGGTAACGGATGATCCGCGGACCAAGCCGGAGATACTTTGGGCCAATCCCCTGCTGTCGCCAGCGTTTCAACGTCGCAACACTGAATCCAATGTGCCTGGCTGCCTCAACCGTGGTCAACGTGTCGTTCAATAGTGCGCTCGTCATCATATATCCACAAGTTATTAACAGCACAAAGGGTAACACGGTATCACCCGGAAGCATACCGTAGTACAATAGTCCCTGACGGACTCAGCGAGGACTCAAAAATGTATGACAGAAGCAAATCGATCGGTGCATCAGACGCCGTTCACATTTGGGCAGGCCAATGGGCCGAGCTCTTTGATCGAAAAACCTCACCAGACGCCCCCAGTTACCCCCTGCCGGCCGCAATAGGTCACGCTCTGGAACCGTTGAACAGAGAGCTGTTCATGGAGGACACGGGCAGGGACATGCTGGTGCGCGATGATTGGCAGAACGATCCGCTGCGACTGGCCGACAAACCGTGGTGTACCTACCTGCCTGACGGACTGCTGCAACAAGCCGAGGACGACAACCTATCAATCGATCGTGATGAGTTCTTCATCCCCTTCGAGGCCAAAGCAGTCAACATGATGTGGAAACCCCACAACCTGCTCGACAAGTACCGGCCCCAGCTCATGCACGCCATGAGAGTCACCAAGTCCCCGTATGCAATCTTTTCGGTGATCTACCTGAACACCAAGTACGAGTGGACCAGGGTGGAGTACGACGAGCCCTTCGATCTGGAACTGCAAGAAATGGAGGAGACTTTCATGTTCATGCTCGAGCGAGGCATCAGGCCACCGGAGTATCAAGGCAAGCGAAAGGGCTGGACAAAATGACGTATTTCAACACGACTCATGTGGTGGGCAAGCAGCTCACCGAGTACGCCGAGAAAGCTGCCAGTCAGGAGGAACAGGTACTTCGATTCTTCCTCGCACGATTCCCGCAGCAGTACACCGCCAGCGAGGTGTGGCGCCAGTGCTTCCGTGAATCGTCAGCAATCTTCAACAAGACACCACTCACCTCAGTACGGAGGGCAGTCACCAATCTTTACAACGAGGGCGACCTCGTGAAAACCGAGCGCATCAGGGACGGTATCTATGGCCGGCCCGAGTGCATCTATCGACTCAGCAAGAAACACCAACAAGGGGATCTGTTCAAATGAGTAAAACCAAAGACAAAGCAATCGAGCAAGACAACAAGATGAAGATCTGGGACAAGGTGGCCAAGACCGATCCCGATCACACCAAGCAAGTCAGCTTCGGCCGCAAGTTCACAGCCATCGACGCACACTACCAAGTGTTGCAGGCCACGCAGACATTCGGACCCATCGGCGTCGGTTGGGGCTACGACAATCAGTACGGCGAGATCCATCTGCAAGACGGCAAGATCATTGCGTACTGCGACGTCACATTCTGGTGGCGCAACGTGCAGGAATGGGAAGGCATCAAGGGCTACGGCGATCGCAATACCTACGGCCCGATCCGCGGCGCTGCGGTGCTGGTTGGCAGCAACAAGGATGGTTCACTCAAAGCTGTGCCTGACACGGACGCTTACAAGAAAGCCTCGACGGATGGCCTGACCAAATGCCTCAGTCATCTTGGCTTCAACGCCGATGTATTCCTTGGCATGTTCGACGACAACAAGTACGTGCAGGAACTCAAAGGCGAGAAGGATGCCGAGAAATCAGCGAAGCAGATGGCCTACGAGCAGGACCGCAAGAAGTTCATCGCCGCTATCGAAAAGTGCAAGACACCCGAAGATATGGATGCGGTCTTGCAGAATCACCAGCTGTGGATGGCAGGCCTGCCCGTTGCCACCGCCACGCAAATGCGTTCGTGGGTCTTGAAGAAGAAGACCGAGCTGACCGAGGGCAAGCCGAAGAAAAGGGAGAAGTAAGTGGATCTCAACAAAGTCTGTCTGATGGGCCACCTTGGAAAAGACCCATCATTCCACGCCATGCAATCAGGGGATGAGCTATGCAAGTTCTCGGTTGCAACCACCAGAAAATGGAAAGACAAAAGCAGCGGCGAACGGAGGGAAGACACAGCCTGGCATAACGTCGTAGTGTTCAATAAGTTCCTTGTCGACGTAGCCCGGTCATGGCTACAAAAGGGTACGCGCGTCTACCTCGAGGGCGAGCTCAAGACTCGCACCTACGACAAAGACGGACAGACCCATTACATCACCGAGGTCATCATCCCCCAGATCAAGGGCGAGCTGTTCGTCATTGAGAAAGGCAAGGGGTGGGACGTCAACGAAACACCGGGCGCTGAACGAAGTAGGTACAGCGGCAGCGGCGGGCCGGTACAGGGCGGCCAAGCCGCGAGCCGCGCCGTAAACAGAGAGCCGGGGAGTGACGATGACTTTGATGACGACATCCCCTTCTGAGGACATCGAAGCAATCTGTCTGGATTGCGGTCAGCAGTATGCAGGCGGCTGCGTCCAGTACAGAACACTCGATGCCTACGACGAAAACCCAGAAGCGTACTGTGCTGTATGCGACAGTATCAATCTGAAATTCCCTAGACCAAGGGATTAAAGAATCGGGGATAGCTTCCCGATAGGCTCGGAGCCCCGGCGGCCACGTAGCTCAGTACACGAACAGGACTACAAATCCCTAGTAATTGAACAGCGCGGTGACAGGTGTCGTCGGGGCTTCGTTATATCTGAAACCAAGAGGAACAAACATGACAAATGAAATCATGGTAAGCACAGACCTGCTGAAAAAATCAGTCAGCAATGTGCGGGCACAACACACGAAAGAGGACATCGCTCAGATGGCCAACTCGATCAAGCATCGAGGCATCATCAACCCGCCTACTGTTGCACTGAATGGTGACGGCAAGTACGAGATCATCGCCGGCCAGCTCAGGGTGGCAGGTGCAATCGCCGCAGGTGTTGACGAGGTACGCTGTCTCGATGTCTCGGCATTAACCAATTCCGAGAGGGTGGCGCTGTCACTGTCCGAGAACTATGACCGCGCGCCAATGGGTGAGATCGAGCTGTTCAAAGCATTCGCCCAGTTGTTCAAGTCCGGCGTGTCAGTTGACCAGATCGCAGAGCAGTTCAGCCTCACACCCGAGAGCGTGCAACGTACCCTGGCCATCGGAACTTTGCCGAAAAAAATTCTCGACGACGCTGAAAAAGGCGACATCGGGGATCGCACCCTGCGCGCACTCGCCGTGGCATCCGGCAAAAACGTCGCCCGCTATAACAAGCTGAAGAAAGATGATCGCCCGAACGACTGGCAGATCAATGACTGGCTATACGAGAAAGGTAAGTACCCGGCCAGCGCAGCGATCTTCGACCTCGAGAAGTACACGGGCGGAAAGATCCGTGACCTGTTCGCAGAGGACGATGAGGAATACCTCACCGATGGCGACCAGTTCTGGGAGCTCCAGACCGAGGCCATTAATGCCGAGATAGCCAAGCTGGAAGAACTAGGCTGGAAGGTTCAGCAAGTCGATTACTTCCAACAGTACGCCTACGACAAGGTAGCCAAGAAGGACGGCGGTCAAGTCATCTACACGGTCAGCGAGCGCACAGGCAACGTCGAGTTCCACAAGGGATACGCCCGCAAGAAGTCGGCGGGTAAGGCGCCGGAGGCGACGAACCCGGAGGAACAAGGCAAGAAGATCGAGAAGCCAGCCACCAGCAAGGCGTTCGATGACTTCATGGCCGAGACACGCCACGCCGCAGTTCAGCAGTACATGGTCATGGCCGACGCCACCACCGGACTGACCGGCACACTGATGCTGCTACTCAAGCAAGCTGACAACATCCAGTTCCGCCCGGGCGGCAAGAACCTGAGCGACGCTTACAATGACAGCCTGCACAGCAGCGATGCGTTCATCAACATCCATGATCGGTACACGGAAATGCTCGAGTGCCTTGGCGTCAAGGATGGCTGGACCTGGGACGTCAAGTTCCCGGCACTGGCCGAGAAGCTGGACGAGTACAAGCCAGCGCAGATCCGCGACTGGATCATCCTCACGGTAGCCTACAACTGGGCCTGTGAGAATGTGGAGAACACGGACGAGCTGGGCCGCGCACTCGGGCTGAATGAGGTCAGCACATGGGAGGCCGACGACGCTTTTTGGAATGGCATTACCAACAAGAAGACACTGATTGCCATCGCCAAGGAAACAGGTGTATCGATCGATGTAAACGCGACGGCCAAGGTGATCCGCGCTATCCTGAAAGAGAAGGTGCCGAGTGACTGGCGCCCTGAATGGCTCATCTTCTGAGGAAAATTACATGACGAAATCAACCAAGTACGGGTTGCTTGCAGCCCTGTTTTTTGGACTGGCCGCTATGGTCGTGGTCTACGATGCCAACGCTACCGGGTACAAAAAGAACCCGGAAGCCGAGGCTGAGGCCAAGGCCACAGCCGCCAGTGAATCCCATGCTGACGCCGCATCCGAGGCCGCATCCAACTCAGCATCCGAAGCAGCAGCCAACTCAAGTAACGAGGGCAATAGCCTCAACGTCGAAGGGGATCGTGTCGAGAACAACAGCAGCAACGTCGTGCTGGTTCCGAACAACAACACGGAATCCTGCGTCCGGGTCTTCGGCCTTGCCTTTGGTAAGAACGGTGAGTCCGGTGCAGTCGGGTTTCCTTGGCGATCCAAGGCTTGCGACTACGAACAAGCAGCCGACGATGCTTTTGCTGCCGGCGAACGAGAACTGGGTTGGTTCTGGAAATGTCAGAACAAAAACCTGTACCGCACGTTCAAGCTCGACGGCATGACTAACGACGAGGCCAAGCTGGAATGCCATAAGAAAGCAGTCGGCATGAACAGCGCACTCGCAACAATCGAGGATCTAGAGCGACGCCTCGAGGCCGCGGAAGACCTGGCCGAGTTCAGACAATCACATAAGGAAGTGTGTGAGGAATCGCTAGAACGCTGCGAACAGAAAGCCTACGGCGAGAAGTAGCTACTCATCCTCACACAGTCGATCATCAGGACGTAGCTCGCAAAGCTCATCAAGAAGTTCAGCGAGCTCGTCCATCAAAAACTCATCGCCGGGGTGATTCAAAAGGGCAGACTTCACATCACGAATATCACCCTTGAGTTCCCGAACGTATTCGCGCTCATCGGCAATCTGCTGTTGTTCGATGTACTTCTCGAAGTCTGCTGAAGCAACGTGCATCTTGTCGAGCGCAACTGCACCGCCGCCAATACTTCCGACAGCGGCAACAGCGGCAGCAATTTTAGGAAGCTGCTCAATCATAAGAGATCATACGGCCATTCTTGTTTGGTGAACTCTTGAATACTGCCCTGACTATCAACCTGTATATGGCTATCAAATTCCAGCAAGCGGGCATCAGCACCGTAGGTATCCGAAGCATCACCACCAACACGCGACAGTTCGTACAGGATGCAATGGCTAATGGTGTAGCCTGTCATGTCCAGCTCACCGAACGATGAGATCATGTGATAGTCAGCCGTATCGGTATCCGGTGTGCCGGCAACAGGCTCAGTTACATCGATCGCTGAACTCCATGCAGCATCCATCACTTCACCAATGGGCGCGTGCTTGTACCGTAAGCGCCACAAAACATCGCCAGCCGCACTCGTTGTTTTCTGCCAGTGAACATGAGGAATAATCGCTGTGCCTTCAGCCCACTGGTGCGGCATCTGCTGAAGAATAAACACCAGCTCCGTACCTCCTGCATCGAACAACAGCAAACCACTGGCTGCCTCAACATCGGGATCACTAGCCTGACCAGGCGGATTGATTGCTGTGGCCGGCGACTTCAAATCATCCCAGACATAGCTGCGCGCAGCACCCAATGTTTCAAGGATGTCCTCTTGTTCCTGCTGGAGTGGTGCCTTACTCATTCTCTTTCGCCTTCTGTTCCTTGAGGTATTTCACCAATGCGTTATGTCGGTCACGGCAGATGCCAGCCGACTCCATGTTCTGACCATGAGTAATGATGAGGCCAGCATCATCTGTCGGATATGAATCCAATGGCCTGCAATCAGTCAACCAGGCCGGCGGGAGATTCGGTATCCGGTAAACTATTTGCGGCACGTACTTGGTCGTTGAGCACCCCTGCATAAGAATTGCCGAAGTAATCAGTACACTCAGGGCGCTCAATCCTGACACGCTCGACAATCTTGGGAACCTCTTTCTCAACGACATTGATCTTCTCCACGATCTGCACTTCGGTCTTCACCTGTGCTTCAGCAGCAGCCACCGCCGCGGCCCACTTCTGTTCTTCCTCAAGCCTGACCTTTTCCTGTGCTTCAATGAGCTCCGCTTTGACCTGATTGTCACGCTTATCATAGCCAGCACTGTGGCCCTTGGCATACGTTCCACCAAAGGCAGCCAGCACCACCACCACAATCACAGCGTAAGCCCAAGGTTTCATTTGCTGGTAATGCTCATGTTGTTTGCGATCCAGACCTGCACCACGAACGTAAGAACACCGGCAGCAGAAACTAATGGGGCAGCATGGGCCGGAAAATAGTGAGCACCAATCGCGGCGAGTTGGGCCAGCGCCATGCCAACAGTCACACGCTTACCAACAACGAGTCCCTGAATTTTCATTGCAGATCCTCCGGGCTACCTGGCTGTGGATAAGCAACCGTTTTTGTAACTGTGTTCGAAGGCGCTGATTCCTCGATCTCGGCACCAACAACAACATGAGTTGCGTAACAATCGTGTGAGCCAAAGCCAAGAATCACAGAGAAGTCACCATCAGCACCCTGTTCTTCAGCTACCTGAGATCCGTCGCAATACAACCGGGTAAAGCTGATATCAGTGATCGGCATTGGCGTACCGTCAACATAACTCGAGGCCGGCGTGTATGTGAAGTTGACGGTTGCGGCGAGAACTGTACCGGAAATGAGCCCCAGAGAAACCAGCACACCCACGATCCAGTTCTTGAAGCGAATCCAAATGGATTTCAATCGATCACGAAACTTCATAGTCGTTACTCCCATGAATGATGAGCTCGGCC